GCTTTTCCGTGCGGCATTGCAAAATTTCAGGATGCACCAGCGCAAAGCCTTCCAATTTGCCATTGTCCCAGGCTGGCTTAGGCTGTGCATAAACGGCCATGTAATGAGCTGCTTTCACCGTCGCGCCGTGTTGCAAGGTTTCGGCTTTAATCTCATCATGCAACGTATTTACGGCCGTTTGGCGCTGTTCTGAAGCTTGGGCCAAGAGCACCTCAAAATCCGCTTTGAGCGTTTGCAACTTGGTGAAAAGCTCAAAGCCCAGCAGGTCAAAAATTTTACCGTCCCGCTCGTTTTCCAGGTTGGTTTCAACGGCGTCATATTCCGTTTCTACCAGGTGCAATTGTTCTAATTTCTGTTCAATCGTTGTCATTTTTTACCTCGTGCGATTTTTGAAAACACCAATAAAATAAACATTAAAAACAATGCCGGACAAATCACCGACAAATTTACAAACAGGTCACTCACAAACCACCTCCTGTAATCTAATCGGCAGCATCCCCAACTGTACCCAATCAAGAATCATCTCGATTCGTTCTTGCCAGGTGCTACCACTGTTAAAAATATCCACAGCCGCCTGATGGTCAGCAGTGGTCAATACACGATTTTTAAGCTGCTCATTAACTGCATAATGAATGTCAGAACCGAACAGCGCCAAAACATCAGTATCACATTTACGGCCGTTGCACGATGGGCAGCAGGTGATTAGATTGCTCATCTCTTTTTTGTCACCGCCTGATTTGCGGGATTGAACATGATCCACATGGGGCGTAACGGTAAATGGTTTTTGGCAGTAGGGGCAGAATAAGCCGTCGTGATAACGCACATCGGCTATAAAGACTTTGGCTCTTAAGCTGCCCCGTACCCGGTCGGATTCTGACATTCGAACTGGCATTAGGACACCTTAACGATTTTGGTAATGTGAAACGGAGCAGGCTCACCAGCGCAGTAAACACAATTATCAATTACCTGGAAAACAGTGTAAATCTTGTTAGCCATCTGCCGATTGATTTTGATTTTGTCGCCTGCTTTGATTTGTTTCATTTCAATCTCCGTTTTTGTTCTGAATTTCAAACTTGATAGGATATTATCATAATATATTGTGAATGTCAATCATTACAGGGAATGAATATTCTACACGTGTAGAAAGTGGGGGGAAAACGAAAAGCCGCTAGACGGGCAGGGTCTAGCGGCTTTTCTCACACAGGAGGCCAAAAAGTCGTTTACATCATAGCTGATTTACGGCCGTTTCGTCAATCGTCACACCGGCCATTTCCAGCGCCCTGGCCACGTCTGGCAACATAGCCACCAAATCATCAAATGAACCACCGTCAATTGGTGACTTTGTGGCCCAGGTCGCCACACGATAAAGCGCATGTGTAGCCGCTGCCAATGCCTCATGATAATCATGTAGCAGTTGGTCTAATGTTTCCACCTCGTATCGGGTAAGCCGATGATATTGGCGAAAATCCAGCACGTGCAATTTATTGCCGTCGCCTGATTTGATCAACAGCTTGGCAGGTTCTTCCCATTTTGGATTCAGTAAATCGAAGCTGTTCATTTGCCATCCCTCTCAGCTATCGCCTGACGCAAATACATCACCAAATCAATAGCCTCTTGATAAGCATCCATCAATACATCCCGGCCATTGTTAGCCTGTAATTTTGTGCCGTACTTTTCTTCACCCATTTTCACCCTGGCTTGAATATCAACCAAGACCAGCGGCGCAATTTCAATCGTTCCCGGCAAGGGCGTTGGTTCGTTTTTTGCTGCATTCATTATTCGTCAATCTCCTGGCTAATCCTGCTAGACAGTATCAATGCTGCCAAAGCACAAACCAATGGCAAGCAAAAACAGCCTAGCAGGATTAGATATTCGTTCATTTATCCATTCTCGCTTTTACTTTTTCATCACTACCATTCCAGCCATGCCCACCTACCAGCTTTTGGTGGTTGAACTCTGTTAACTCGTCAATGGTGATGTCATAGAGATAGGCAATGATGCGAACGTAATAAAAGAGGTCACCTAACTCATCTATGATTTTATCCCGGTCAACTTCGTGCCCTGGCTTGTATAGATGTTTGGCCCACAATTTAACCACCTCGCCAGATTCAGCCGCCAATTGCAGCATGGCATGGTTGATTTGTTCGTTTTTCGGCACGTCTTTATTGTGCCACGTTTCCAGCGCCAGCATTTGATAATTATCTGGCGGGAATGAGGCATAGCCAGCATTCCACGAACGATATTTGGTTACACTGCCCATGATGCTATAGGGATTATTTTCAATATCCAAATCATCAGCAGCAGCTTTCCGACCTTCCTCATAAGCTACAATGTCATGGGTCATGATGTCACCTTGATTCCTGCAAAATCAAACAGGGATGGCCGTTTGACTTTCACAACAGCTTGCCGTAGATGGTCACAAGCCAATTCGTAATAACTACGCTTCAACTCGCTGCCACGCGCCTCTCTGCCCATTTCTATAGCCGTTGCCATCTCGCTGCCAACGCCCACAAACGAACTGCCAACCCGCTGCCCCTTCTCTGTGTACAGCTTAATGCACCGCTCAATCAAATCAATCTGAAGAGGGCAGATATGTTTTTCATCACCATCGTCACGGGCAATTCGATGATTCAAAACATTCGTTTGGTTAATGTCAAACCAGATATTCTTATGACCGTCTGGCAATCCGTCTAAATCAAACCAAACAGGAGAGGCATAGCGCTGCCAAACCTGAATAGAATAATCCCTATCACTATCCCAAAATTCAGGCCCGTCATTGCCAATGAATTCGTGTTCGCTGGCAACCAAATCGTGTTTGACGTGGATAATGTCTGGATTCTTATCCTCTGTCATCTCATCTACCCAGCGCCGGAAAACTAACAGCCAATTGCCGTTGGTGAGCGCCACGCGGGAATGGAATACCAAACCGTGCGGCATAACATCATTGATTAAATCCATCATTACCAATGGATTATCAATATTGACTACCAGATTACGCCCCGGCCGCAACCAATGAATGATGCTATCAATTTGCGGCATTACCTTACTGCTATCATCGACAATCATCAAATCAATCAATTCACCATTGCGGATTTTGTGGAATGGTGACTGAATATTTTCACCAGGATTAGACCACAAATCAACACAGCGATTAGCGACCGATTCAGGCAACTCAGTGTGCTGCATTTTTGTTTCTACTGGCTGGTCGTCTGGCTTGCGAAAGATAAGTGTATAATCTGCCATTCCCTGCCGTGCCCGTTCGGCGCGTTCGCAAAATGCACTTGACCACAACAGCCCCGCATTTTTAGTGCGTTGCATCTCAACTACCGGATCTTTCCGAATCGTAATCCAGTCCACAAATTCAAAACCAGCTTCGATGTGCGCTTTAATCAATTCGCCTGGAAAATCTTGCAGGCCCATTGCCCCGTCACGGTTTTGGTACAGCGGCAAATCTTTACAATGCTCCGCCTTGTAACTGCCCGGCTTCAGTAGTCGCAATTCCTCACGGAGGATAAATTGATACTGATAATAAAACTGGGCATCCGTGGCGCAATTGCCTAAATCCTCAATATTGGAGCTATAAATATAAAGCGACTTGAACGGGGGAGATTGTACAAAGAAGTGGACAGATTCATCTGGCTCATTCTGCCATGTTTGGGCAGAGTCGCCATGATACAGCTTCCAGCCATCACCACATTCATACTCGCCCCAATCTGATACCAGAGACAGGCGACGGTCTACCTTCACGCTCATGCCGTTTTCACGCATGGCCCGTACCATTTCATGCTGCATTAGTTCATGTTCGCCATGTTTGCGCTGGAGATTAGACAAGATGCCGCCTTCACTTTCCGCGAAAACAATATGGCAATCCACTGGCAACTTGCGCCCAAACCGATGAGAGCGTTTATAACCCTGGTAAAACTGCTCAAACTTATGATTGATAGATACCCAAACCTGACTGCCTGCATGTTGCCAGTTTAGGCCATGCGCGGCGATTTTTGGCTTGGTAATGAGTACCTGATATTTGCCATTGCTAAAATCAAGTAGCTTTTGCTGCTTAATTTCTAGCTTTTCGTTGCCGCGAATTTCAATGGCATCTGGCAATAGCTTGGTCAACTCATCGGCCTCGTAATTGTACTCGCACCAAACAATAATAAACTCATCTGAATTTTTAACTTGAATGGCCTTTACCGTATCGGCAGCTTGTTTCATGCGTTTTTTGAGCGTGGCCCGTTTTTCTTTGTGCATCCCCGTGGCACTGGTATTATTTACCAGCAACAAACTCGCCTGGCCATTCTTGCCCACCTCTTGCCAAGCGCGGGAATGGTCAACTGGCACAACATGACCAACAAAGTTAAGCGCTGGCAAGATGTAACCCTCGTCAGAATACTCAATACCAATATCAGATGGCTTCTGAATAGACACCGCCCAACTTGCTACCCAGCGCCAAAAATCATTGGCTCCGTGCTTACGTAAGCGATAGCCACCAGCGTGCATAGAATCATTGACAAACCATCTCTGAATCATTTCCCGGCTACGCATAATGCCTAAAAACTCAGCATGATTGCCCAATTCTAAATGGTCATTTGGTGCAGGTGTAGCGGTGCAAGCCAAACGATATTCAACAGATTGCGCCATTTCAATAATGAGCTTTTTGGTTTTGCCAGTGTAATTTTTTAGGATGGAAGATTCATCAATTACCATGCCGCTGTAATGGCGAGGATTAAATTTAGCCAACATCTCGTAATTGGTGATGTCATTTGTTACACCATCAGCATCTGATTGTGAACGGCAGTAATTCAAGTCAATCCCCAGCTTCTTTGCCTCTTGAATTGTCTGGCCAGTTACCCCTAAAGGTGCAACCAGCAAAACCGGCTTGCCCGTTTTTTGTGCCACAATTCGCGCCCATTCCAATTGCATAAAACTCTTGCCCAAACCACAATCGGCGAAAATAGCAGCGCGGCCCAAGCGAATGGCCCAAATCACGATGTCACGCTGGAAGGGGAAAAGCATCGAATGAACGGCGCTTTCGTCAATCTCAAAACCAACCTCATTAACGCCAATAATTTTGGTTTTTAGAAAATCCTCATAACCATTTTTCATATTAATCTCCTGTCTATTTTTACTGACTGAATACCTTACACAATTATACGTATATATTGTGAATAATCAATACCTAAATTCTACACGTGTAGAAAAATCACAGATTGATTTTAATCACTCGCCTATCCTCAAACAGCGTCCGTTCCCCGTTCCAATTACAATCTACCTTGCCAGCCGGGCCACCTCTATTCGCGGCCACAATTAACTCTGCTAGTCCAGGCGTAACGCTGGTATCTGGATTGTAATAATCATCACGGTAGATAAATGTCACCGTGTAGGCGTCCTGCTCCAGACTGCCACTATCTCGCAAATCTGAGAGCATTGGCCGTTTCTCGCTGCGCTGTTCAACGCTGCGATTTAGCTGAGATGCTACCACTACTGGCACATTAAAATCACCGGCCAGCTTAACCAGCGCGGCGCTGGTATCGGTAATCTCTGCATTGCGATTGCCAGCAATGCGCGTAGGTGGCGACATTAGGCCGATGTAATCAATCATCACCAAATCAAGGCCAAACTCCGCATAGATGCGGCGTGCCTTGGCAGATACCTGAGCAGGTGAAACGGCTTTAGTATCGTCGATGTACAGCGGAATGGTAGACAGATGGCCAATGGCTTCATAGAGCGTTTTCCGTTCATCTTCGTAGATTTTGCCAACACGAAGGCGAGGCGTAGGCAATCCGGTAATGGTTGCCACGTTACGAGTCATGAGCTGGTTTTTAGTCATCTCCAAACTGAAATACAACACCCGCTTACCACGTTCAGCATTCACCCGCGCAGCTTGCATCAAAAGTGCCGATTTACCCATCTTTGGCCGCGCGGCAATGATGTGCATCTGTCCAGCCTCAAAACCGCCTATCAGCTCGTCAAGGTCGGTCAATGAGGTTGTCGGACCTACTAGCGGCGTATCCATTTCGCCGCGCCGGGTAATCTCGTCCAAAAACTCTCTGGCGTAAACCGATGGCAAGCCGATGTCACCCGTTCGCACTTTGCGAATATCCATCATTAACTTTTCAGCTTCATCCATTTGAGCGTCAATGTCAGTCTCTTTGTCATAGGCCAATGTGGCTACTTTTTGCGCCGCCTGTATCATCTTCCGCCTAATCGATAAATCGCATACATGCCGCGCATATTGACGGACATTGATTGCCGTTGGAACGGCCGTTGTCAGATTGATGAGATAGCCAGTATCCACCTCGCTGCCATTGCGCTCCAGGCGGCTACCGATAGACACGATGTCTATTGGCTCATTCTTGTCAAATAGATCAAAGATTGGCTTTTAAGGTTTTCGTATTTCTCGCCCGGCTTTGTAAACGTTGGGCGGGAGTTAGCAATGAATCCC